GCCCTTTCGGGCTCTCCGAGCTTAACCGCTTGCATCATGCACCCAATTAGGCTTCAGCAATGACGCGCACAGCCCGAAATCGAACAATGACCACTTATGGTGGCTCTGGATCTCGCGCCTTGTTTTACAATGGCGCTCTCCAGGACACCGCTACTTCCCTCGGTCCAACGACTTATGGGTCGTGCGGTGACTCTCATGGGAGGCCTGTCATCCCGTCCCCTTTGTCTTTGACTAAGGTAGACGTTAATGGCATTTCTCCTATGAATGGTACCATAGGTAGTCTAGGTGGTGGCTGGTGTTCACAGTATCAGAACTATCGTCCTGCTACTATTGATGCCAAATCACCATATTTCGGTCACTGTGCGACTACCAGTGTTCCGAGTGCGAGTACCGGAATGACTGACCTGCTCGTCCGGAGCAATCCGTCTCGGGCAGGAAAGGTCGTTCCTTTATCTCTCATTCAGGACTTGGTAGACATCCCGAAGCAACTTCGAGACGTAGGCCGCTCACTCCTTCACCCGCGTAAGAAGATTTTATCCCCTGGTGGGATATCATCTCAGTACCTGGGATGGGAGTTTGGTTGGCTTCCGTTAATCGAAGATGCACGTAACCTGATGACACTCGGCCAGCAAATTAACCAACGTGTGTTGGAGCTGAACCGGTTATATTCAGGTAAGGGATTGCGTCGGCGTATCCACATGGGACGGTGGACATTCGTTGAGAATAGTCGTACACCTTGGGATTCTTTCCCCTCGTATACTCACTATGTCAACGTTAGTCGTCAGACTATCGTTGAACGCTGGGGCGTTGTCCGGTGGAAACCGGCTCACGCACCTCGCTCTCATCCCACCGATGCAGAGATTTGGACCAAAGCTCGACAGTTAGCCCTCGGCCTTACGGTTGAGGCTACCTTAAAAGGTGCTTGGGATGTTCTCCCATGGACCTGGATCGTGAATTGGTTCTCCAATGTTGGTAACTACGCTTTGCAGTTTTCCAACACTGTCCCTGCTTCCCCGTCTGAGTCATGTGTTATGACTAGGACGACTACCAGTACTCTGGTAGCTACCGCCAGTGGTTTTAAAGACATTGGCGGTACTGGATCCGCTTCCAACATATCTAAAGGTAGGTATGTTGGTTCTGGAGCCCTATCGGCCCATCTGCCCATACTGGACGGATGGCGACTGTCAATCCTTTCGGCGTTGGCTGTCCAACGATTGAATCGTTGATAGTCAAACCCTAAGGAAGGACAAACTCTATGCTAGGTTCTACACTCACTATCACCATGGATGGCTCCGGTGGAGCCGCCAAGGTGTTGCCTTTGATCAACCAAGATGGTTACTCCACCGAGTACTTTCTCGATGAAGGGCTCATTACTTACCGGGCGAAAGTCCGGCATAGTCGTGATTCCGTGAAACTTGGTACTCAACCTTTTGATCGACATACTGTGTCTTTCTCTAGGTTAGTCAAACCAACTTCACTTATCCCTCTTGGCTCTCAAACCGATGTAACGTTTACGATCCGAACGGATCCAAACGGAACTGCCGCTGATATCATTGATATCAGTGAAGCCATGAGCTTTTACATGGTAAAAGCTGGTGGCATCGGCGCGAAGCTTCTAGGCTGGGAGTCTTAATCCCTGGTCTAGATGTGGTGTGAACCTGGCTCTAGGAGGCAAACATAGGAGAATGTTCTATGTCGTCCCATAAGAGCCTAGATGAGTTTGTCTCAGGACTATACGCGGCGATGTTTTCTGACATCGTCGATCGATACCCTGATCTCCAAACTGACAGTGGACGTGATTACAAGCGTTTGCTCTCAGCTATCGACGAGCACGGAATCCGGTTTGCACTGGAAACCTTGCCAGCATTCGGTAAGCACTTCGATATGTGCCTAGCGAATGGACGCCTAAGCAAATCTGGTCTGACCCACTTCAGGTCAGCCAAGAAGTGCAGCCCAATCCCAAGACTATTCAAGGGACTGTTGCTTCGCGTCTTCGATAGTAACGGAGTGTTGAGATCGATTCCTGATCACAATTGTATCTGTTTCGTTCGGCAGCTTTGTTCTGCTGTCAAGCGATTCAGAGTCAGTTGCCCAGATTCATCAACTTGGAAACAAATCGATGAATTCTACAGGATCGATAAAGAGGTTGCTTTGGGGTCTCATCCTTGGGACTCTGATGAGCCTTGGGACGTTAGCGAAGACTGTGGTAACACAAGCCTCACTAATTCAGTCCCAGAAGGAAGAGTTGATTCTCTGCCTTCCTTTGCCTCACATGAAAGTGAAAGACGATGCCTCGCAACTATTCAACTAGTTGCTGACATTGTCTCTTCCCAGATCGGTGTGTTTGATCCCACCGCATGGAGGCCTCGACATGGACCAGGTGCCGTCTCGGACAGTAAGGGTTTCAAGTATGATTTCCCTAACTGGCCGAGGAAGCTTGACGCTGTCTTCCCATATGACGTATTTGCTTTCGCAAATGCCGGCTGTTGGGCTGACTCCGTCTCGTCATCCGATCCGTCCTCAGCTGAGAAGCTTGAGGCCGAGTCCACGTCGCGTCTGATAGCTGTACCTAAGAGCTTTTCCGGTCCGAGGCTTATTGCCTCTGAACCGACATCGCATCAATGGTGTCAGCAGATCATTCGTGACTTTATGACGTCCCGTATCAAGGATACTTGTATCCGTGACTCTGTTCACTTTCGTGATCAGAGTCCGAATCAGTCTCTTGCTCGGGAAGCTTCTCGTAGTGGTTCTCATTCGACGATAGATTTGTCGAATGCGTCCGATCGTGTGTCCTGCTCTCTTGTTGAACGTATGTTCCGCAAGAATCCTTCGCTTTTACGTGCTTTTCACGCATGTAGAACTCGTTGGATTTCGCAGACTATCGATAGGAAATCTCCAGATCTGTACAAGATTCGGAAATTTTCCACTATGGGTTCGGCGGTTACCTTTCCTGTTCAAACTTACCTCTTTACTATGATCTCGGTCGGTTGTGTCCTCTATAGTAGAGGCATTCGCCCTTCGATTTCTAGTATTAGGAAGGTTTCGCAGGAGGTCCGAGTGTTTGGTGACGATATAATCGTCCCAATCACTTGTCATGGTATCGTTACGGAGATTCTGACCCTTCTCGGTTTGAAGGTGAATCCCACTAAAACTTTCTGTTGTGGTTACTTCAGAGAGTCATGTGGGTATGATGCCTACGATGGTCAAGACGTGACCAAAGTTAGTATCATGTCAGCTCCGTCGTGGTCCGCACCAGAGTCGATCCTTTCGAGCGTCGAAGTCCACAATAACCTCTTTCGTAGAGGTTACTTAAAGACCGCTGAGTTCGTTAGGAGATCAGTCGAATCCCTAGGCCGTTCTGGCTTTAGGGAGGTGCCGATCGACTCTGGCCTTTTCGGCTGGAATTCCTTCTATCCGGCGAACCCCACTTTTAAGACAAAGTGGGATAGTCGCTTACATAGAAGGTTGATCTACACCACTATACCTCACAGTGTAGCGGAAAGATCCCCGGTCGAAAAGGACTCAGCTCTGCTTCAGTATTTCACTGAAATAAAGTCTCTCCCTATCTCTCACGAGGTAAGGATCGGACTTGTAGAGCTGAGATCCTCGCTTAAACTTAAGCGAGGATGGGTTCCTATTGATTACTAACTATGTTGATCAATAGGAGGGGTTCCTACCGAGCTGCCCCTCTTCTCTTAGAGGGGGGGTATTTGCTCGAGTAGTTACTGAAGGGAG